CAGGCGAGAACATCGCTGAAGAAGGTGGTTCTAGTAGCACATACCTCAGCGACATTAAGAAAGCTGAACAGACAATAACTATCGATAAGATGCTTGTTGCTTCCACTTTCTTAGCTAACATTGATGACGTTAAGAATCACTACGACATTCGTTCAGTTTACGCTAACGAGTTAGGTAAGGCACTTGCCCTTAGATTTGACACTGCTATCTCTAAGACATTCATTGCTGCTGCTCGTAGCTCTGCTGTTATCACAGGTGGTAAGACAGGTGGACAACTTGACGTAGCTAACAATGACTTCAGTGCTGGTAATACTCCAGGTACTCCTGCGGCTACTACTGGTGCAGAGTTAATCACTGCTTTGTTTACAGCTGCTCAAAAGCTTGACGAGAACGATATTCCTAGTGACGGACGCTTTGCTGTTCTTCGCCCACAGGAATACTACAAACTTATTACAGGAGGTAGCGGTGCAGTTGCTATCAATACTTCTGCTGCTAATAAAGATGTAGGAGGTTCAGGATCACTTGCTTCTGGTAGTATTGCACAAGTAGCTGGTATTCAAATCTATAAGTCAACTCACATTCCATCAACTGACTTGTCAGCTGTTTCTACTGGAGACGGTGCTTCTAGCAATGACTTGTTTGGTGCTAGTGGAGTAGGATACAATGGTGACTTCCGAAACAGCTTAGGTATTGTAGGACATTCTGCAGCTGTTGGAACGGTTAAGTTACTTGATCTTGCTACTGAGTCTGAGTATCAGATTGAGCGTCAAGGTACATTGTTCGTTGCTAAGTATGCTATGGGACACGGAATCCTCCGTCCTGAATGTGCTATCGAACTTGTTTCCTAACTTAGGATTCTCTCTTCGGTGTTGGGGAGGTTTGGATTCGTTCCACTCCCCTTCACTGATATTTTTATTTATTAAGCTATGGCACTGACAACTAAACTAGAAGCAGTAAACATAATGATCTCTGTAATAGGAGAATCACCTGTTAATACTTTAAGTGGAACTAGTGTTCCTGTAACCGTTACACAGGCAGTCCATGCTTTAGACGAAACCAGTAAAGCCCTTCAATCGGAAGGGTGGCATTTTAACACTGAGTATGATTATCCGCTTGTTCGTGATGCCCTTACAAGTAAGATTATACTTCCTGCTAATACTTTAAAAGTAGATTTAGACCCTGAGACATACACGGACTCTGATCCTGTACAAAGAGGTCTTACTTTATACGACAGGAAAAACCACAGGGATACTTGGACCAAAGATTTAAAAGCTATTATTACTTTTGAGTTACAGTTTGAAGAACTACCTGAACAATTTAGACATTACATATCTGTTAAATCAGCTCGCATCTTTGCTGCTAGGTTCTTAGGTAGTAGAGAGATAGAAGGGTTTGCTTTAAGAGATGAGATAGAAGCTAAAGCAAGAGCTATAGAAAGTGACTCTGAGAATGCAGACAGAACTATCTTTGATAACTACAGCGTACTAAGAGTGCTTGACAGATAATGCCTTTGCTTAACACTAGCATTCCCAACCTTGCCCAAGGTGTATCACAACAACCTGACAATTTAAGATACCCTGGACAATGCGATGAACAGATAAACGCTTGGTCCACTGTAGTAGAGGGTTTAGTAAAAAGACCTAATAGTAGGTTTCTATATGACACAGGATTAGCTCCTAATGTTAACTCTAATTTATTCAGCCACTTTGTAGACAGAGATGAACAGAATAAATATGTCATTAGTTATGACTCTGTTAACGGATTAAAAGCACGAGATTTAACTGCTGATAATAACTCAGATGGGGAATTAACTATAACAGTTGAAGATGCTGCTGCTAATACCTATTTAACTTGTAGTGATCCTAATAAAGAACTTAGAGCGTTAACGATAGCAGACTCTACCTTTATTGTTAATACAACAAAGACAGTAGCGACACAGACACTTCCTATTGAACCTTTAGAAAAGGAAGCTTTAATCTTTGTTAAACTTGGAGATTACGAGAAGGGTTACAGTATTTATATAGACGGAGCATTAGTTCCTTTGGCAAGTAGTTTAATAGCAAGTGGGTCACATGATCACCATAACTACGCTAACACAAGCCACAACCTAGGAGTACCTCCTGCCACTTATATCAGTGGACCAGCAGATATAGAACCTGAAGGAGCACACGCTGATACAGAATTTATAGCTAAAGATTTGTTTAGTTGTTTAGAATCTAGGTTTCCTTCAGGTGGTGTTAATGTAGTAACAGCTGTTGCAGTAGTTAATGGTGGTTCAGGATTTACTCAACCCGTTGACCCTAATATTAGTGATTATAAAGTAGAAGTAATTATTAAACAAAGTTCAGGTTTAGGAGGCAATCCAGCAGAGGTTGCAAAAGGGGAAGCTACAATATCAAGCGGAGTCATCACAGCTGTTTCGTTAAGTCATGGTGGTAGTAACTTTGCTAGTGCAGGAAGCAGTTTTCAATTTGAGTTTAAAGAACTTATTAAGTATCATTCACTTCCTCAGTATTGGTTTGATATAGCAAACACATCTGCTTATACATCAACAGCGGTCCTACCTACCACTTCTACTTGGAATCTTACTGTAGCAGCTTCTAACGCTTATTCTTTTGAAAGACAAGGAAGTGTAATAAAAGTTAAAAACAATAATAATAAAGACTTTAGAATAAGAGTATCCGATGGATTAGCTGATCAAGGATTAGGTGCTATTTATAAAGAAGTAGATAGCATCACTGACCTTCCTAAGAGTTGTTTTAACGGTTTTCGAGTAAAGGTAATAGGAGACGCAGAGTTAGAACAAGACGACTACTATGTAAGGTTTAAAACGAAAGACGGAGAAGATTTCGGAGAAGGGTCGTGGATAGAAGCAGCAGGATGGTTACAAGATGGTTCTTCTACAGGTTCTATCTCTCATGTCGCTTTTGCTTTAGACCCTGACACTATGCCTGTTAGATTAGTACCTACTCCATCCACAGGTAAGATAACAGGTTTCACTTTAAAAACTGTTGAATGGACAGCTAGAACAGCAGGTGATGACGATAGTAATCCCTTACCTTCTTTTACAAACAACAAGATCAATGATATCTTCTTCTTTAAGAACAGGTTAGGAGTATTGACTGATGATGCAGTTGTGTTCTCAGAAGCTGATGAATACTTTAATTTCTTCAGGACCACAACACAATCTTTGTTAGACTCTGCTCCTATAGATGTAGGTGTATCACACACTAAAATTAGCTTACTTAAATTTGCACAGGCATTCCAACAGAAGTTAATGTTATTCTCTGCTAAGACTCAGTTTGTGCTTAGAGGAGGGGATTTGTTAACTCCTAAGACTGTTACTATATCTCCAGTCACTGAGTACGATGTATCAGAAAGTATAAGACCGTTAGCACTTAGTAGTAATATATACTTTAACTTTAAAAGGAATAACTTTGAAGGATTGTTAGAGTACACTGTTGATAATAACACAGAGACTTACGGAGCTAATGAGATTACAGAACAAGTTAATAAATATATACCTGCTAATATCATAAGGATGGCAGGTAGTGCAGCAGAGAATATGATAGTTGTACAATCAACAACTGACTATAAGAAGTTGTATGTTTATAAATACTTTTGGCAAGGTAAAGAGAAGATACAGAGTGCTTGGATGACCTTTACATTTGCTAAGGAAGTAAGAGCTTTTCATTTTATACAATCTGATTTGTATGTTATTACAACAGATAGCTACGGTACTCAATTAGAGAAGATACCAATGGAGAATGGTTTAGCAGAGACAAACAGGGATTATGCGATACTGTTGGATAGTAGAATACAAACTCTTGGTTCATCTCCTGGTATTTTATCAGCTTATGTTCATACAATAGCTTACACTAAACTAGGTAGTTCTTCGCCTCGTGATTTCAACGGTACAAAGCACACTGATGTTACCTATATGAGGTTTCAAAACAATTTTTACTTTAAAGATGGAATGGCTATCTACTCCAAGAACGGTAATAAAAAATCAGTCACTAAGAGAACTTCACCTAGTGCCAATGATTATGAGATTTTAATAGAAGGACGGTTAGCTAGTTATGTAAACTATTCTAGTCATGTAACTAATAACGGTGATACATATAGATGTATTCAAGGACACACCTCAGACGCAAATAAAGAACCAGGAGTAGGAGTTGATTGGGAGAGTTACTGGGAGAAGATAGAGACAACTATAATAGCGGACGCTTGGGCTTTAGGGGTCGCCTATAAATTTGAAGAGTTATATAAATGTAAGCTAGGTCACACATCTTCCGTATCAATTCTACCTACAGATACTAACTATTGGCAAACTACTACAGAGGTCGCTATTGCTCCTGTTTGGTCTGCGGATGGTTTTGAATATTTAAGTGAAGGAGATTATTTTGTAGGATATGAATACGATATGTTATATAGGTTCTCTAAACAGAACTTGAAACAACCTACAGAAAGAGGAGGACGATCTGCATCTGATTACACTTATCAAACTATTAGGAACGGTAGCATCGAGCATTCAGACTCAGGACACTTTGATGTAGAAGTTACACCTAAATTTAGAGACACTTACAAATACACCTATAACCCAACAAAGTTAGCTTCTGTCAGTACCCTTAATAAATTCACACCTGAGACTGGATTCTTTAAGTTTGCTGTACAAGCTCAACCTAATGATGCCACTATCGAAATTAAATCTTCTAGTGCTTTACCAGTGAAGCTACTATCTGCTGAGTTTGAATCAACTATTATATCAAGGAGTAAACGATATGGAGGTTAAGATAGAAAAAGCTTATCCAGTGGAAGACGCTCCTTTGTTATATGATGACTTACGGGAAGAGGATATGATGGAATGTATAGGATTAATGCACCACCCTAGAGATGCTGTGTACGGATCTTTTGAATCAAGTAGTAAATGCTACAGCGTCAAGACAGATCAAGACGGGTTGTTAGCGAGCTTTGGAGTGAGTCCTAGAGATAACATCGGGGTTTGTTGGTTGCTAGGTACAAGGAATTTTTATAAAGTAAAGAAGAAGTTTGTTAAAGAATCACAGATGTGGATAGACGATTTAATGGATGGATTTGATTACTTAACTAACTATGTCATGGAAGCTAATACACTCAGCGTTAAGTGGTTAACTTGGTTAGGTGCTAGTTTTCAGGATTGCAATATCCCTGGTTATAAGTCATTTAAGATAGAGAGGAAGTAATATGTGTGACCCAATATCAATAGCAGTAGGATCAGCTTTAGGTGCAACAGGAAGTGCGACAGCAGTAGGAATGGTTGGAGCTAGTACGTTACTAGGAGCAGGTTCATCTATCGCAGGATATGCAGGACAAAGAAGACAAGCTAAACAACAAGCAGCTTTTCAAGCACAGTCTATTGCAGCAGCTCAAAAGAAAGCAGGTTTTCAACGCACCTCTCAGATATTAGAAGCTCAACAAAAGAAATTAGCTTTAGCTCAGGAGTCTGCCAAGATAACAAAGAAGGCAAGAGAAACACTTGCTAGTGCTACTGTATCAGCAGGTGAGGCAGGTGTATCTGGTCTTTCAGTGCAAGCTTTAATGGATGATTATGTTAGACAACAAGCAGGATTACAAGCAGCTGTTACTACACAAGAGAAACTTTACGGTCTACAAACTGGCATGGGTCTACAACAATTAGGATTAGCTTCTCAACAAGAGATACTAGGACTTAGTCAACCTATCAGTAAACCTAGTTTATTAACATCAGGTCTACAAGCTGTTAGTGGTGGACTTAGTGGGTACGCAGCAGGATCGGACATAGCAAGTAGAATGGGAACGCCAGCACCTACAGGCACTCTTAACGTAGCACCAAGAAAAATAGGTTTATCTAACGTTAAATACGGAGGCGGTTACAAGATTTTATAATGGCAGAACGAGTACAAGTACAAGGGTTAGGTGAAGCACCTACAGTTCAACCTGTTGACCTTCCTGGCTATCAATACGGAATAGGTCAGCGTAGAGCAGGTAGGAATAAGTTGATGGACCTTGCTGATGCTTTGTCACAGGTTAATCCTATATTGCAGCAGTACACACAGGTAGCTGATATAGAAGCAGAACAATTTGAAGATGAGTTATCAAGGAAGAGTCCCGAAGAGATTCAAGCAATGCTTCAAAAGACAGAAGGAGAGTTTGATAAGCTAACTAGAAAAGGGGCAATGAGTTGGCTTACTTCTCCTATTAATCAGAAGAGGAAGATAGAAGCGATAGGTAAGTTAGCTAGTAGAGATTTATTATCTGAAGTAGAAAACCGTTTAATAAATCCACAACAAAACGATCCAGAAGATTTAGTAGAAAGAGCTAACCTAGTAAGGCAAGAGTTCATAGATAAAACACCAGCTTTACAATCTTCTTTTATAGCCCAACAAGGTTTAGATGTTTCAACTCAAAATAGAATAAGAGAAACAGTAGCTAACTACGAAAGACAGGAATCAGTACAAGCGAGACAGGAAAACATATATAATACTGGATCAAGTATGTATGACAAAGTTTTTAACTTACTAGATACAGATAACGAGCAGATAAGAGAGAAGTTAATTAGAGGTGATTTTAATTTTGAAGTAGATAGAGATGCTTCAGGTAATATAATAACTCTAGGTGATTCTTTAATGGGGGATTGGGGAGGTACAAACGCTCACACTCCAAAAGAACAAAGAGATTTATTAGCCAGCGTATTGAACAGAATGGCTGCTACAGATGAAATGGAAGATCAAGCTGACGGTTTATTATTATGGGCTAAAGGAAACTTAAAATTCGGTACAGCTAAAATGTCTGAAATGGAGTACAATAGACTACAAGACATTATAGATAAAGGAGCTGAATTAGCTGGTGATAGAAGAGAAGAAGATAAACAAGATTACATTCAAAACTTTTCAGGTAGTTTTAAAACAAACTTAACTAAATTAAAACTTGATAAACAAACAACGATTGAAGACCAAACTTTTGATAATAAAGGTGATTTAGCTGAGTATTACAGAAGAGAGATTATAAACAATACGGATTTAACTGAAGCTGAAAGAGGTGATCTACTTTCTGAAATAGATAGAATACAAACTGATGATTTAAGAGACGCTGATACTTATACTAAAACTTTAATAACAAACGCAGCTACAATAGCTCACCCTCGATCAGTTAACTCTAATCTTCAAAACCTATTTAAAACGGTAAGTATTAATTATCCTGAATTAGCGAGTAAACCTGAAATAATTGAGTACCAAAATAGAAAAGCAGCAGAAATTAATCTTTTAGTATCTAACAAAAGAGATGAACTGTTAGGACTTCTCCCAGAAGAAGCAGCTCAACAGTTAGACGCTTTTGCTACGACTTTATTAACAGAAAATGCACCAAAAATAAACGCAGAATTAAAAACTATTTTTACAGATTTAGAAGATAACCAACCTAAGACTGTGGTTACAGCTGAAAAACCTGAAGTACTACAACCTGTTGACATTGAAGGAGAACCTGAAGAATTGTTAAGAATGGCTGTTGATCCTGGTGGTTGGTATTCTATGGTAAGTTCTGATCCTAAAGATGAAAACTCTAACAAAGCTAAAGAATATATTAAAAAGTATATACCTGATTTAGCCAATGAGTTTGCTAGGATTTCTTACGATACTAATAGGTGGGTAGGTATTGGAGCGATGACACATGATGAAGCAAGACAAAGGCATATTGATTCGATTAGATTAATGGACGGTGTCTTTACCTTAGATGTTCTTGAAAACTTAGATGAAGATGGTTTTGCTCGTACTTATGCAGGGATTCCCTTTAAACCTCGTGAGTTAATAGGTGATCCTAACAGAGATAAATTTGTATTATTAACTCAAGAACAGATTGACAACGCTGAAACAGAACAAGGAAAACAAATAATTCAAAGAGTTAAAGAAGCGACAGGAATAAAAACAGAATTTTTTGAGTTTATTAGATTGCAAAAATTAGTTAGAAAAAGAGGAATCATACCTTATAAACCTTTTCCTGATTCGTACAGACCTTTAACTAATGAAGAGAAATTACAAGAATTAATAGATTCAAAAGGCATGAGCGAGTTTGATCCTCTACCTGATTTTTTACTAATTGATTAATTATGGCACTACCAGAAGAAAACACACAGGAAGACGATAACGATTTTTTTGATTATGCAGGTGATATACTTGCTGCTCCTTTTCGTGGGATGGAGGGTGCTGTTCAAGGAGCGTATAACCTAGCTGATTACTTGGCTTTTGATATACTCCCTGACTATGACACTAGATTCCTTGGTACTTCTAAGACTATGGCAGGTGGTGCTGTAGAAGGTATATCACAGTTTGCTACAGGATTCATTCCGTTGTTTGGTCTTGCAGGTAAAGCAGGTAGATTAGCTAAAGCAGGTACTGTTACTAAGGGTGTTGTTGCAGGTGCTGCTACTGACTTTACATTCTTTAACGGACAGGAAGCTAGACTGTCTAATCTTATCCAACAAGTACCAGAGTTACAGAATCCTGTTACTGAGTTCTTGGCACACGATGAAGATGAAGGAGAGCTAGAAGGACGCATGAAGAATGTGTTGGAAGGTCTAGGTCTTGAAGCTGTAGCTGGTACTTTTATATCAGGACTGAAAGCGATTAAGAGAGGCAGGAAAGTAAAAGAAGAAGGAGGTACTGCTGAACAACAAGCACAGGTAGTTAACGATACTCTTGAAGGTGGTAAAGCTTTAGCTTCTATTAAGTCAGACCCAGAACTAGATAGATTTTATTACGGAGAAAGAGCAAAATACAGTAATGTGCTAGGACTAGATCAAGAGCGTAGAATTATAAAAATGGATTTTCCTGTATCAGTAAGAGGGGAAACCATAAATATAAAGGAGCTAGAAAAACGCCTTGACGATGCCATCGCAAAAGAAGATTTTGAAGAAGCCAACGATTTGCAGTTTTACTTAAACAACGCTAATAAAAAAATTAAAAAGCGTATGGATAAGTATGTTAAGGAAGAAGGTATTGACTTAAAAGAGGTAGGACTAGATGGGGTTGATTTAAGTAATGTAGATTTTCAACCTAAACTAAAAGAATTAGACTTTAAAGATGACATTGCTGAACCAGGTTTATCAAGAAGGTCTGGTATTTTTGCTGGTCGTATAGATGATAAAACAAAAGACTTTTTATTGAAGGGTAGGAAAGCTGAAGAAGAAGGTAGAGCTATACAGACAGGCGGTGCACCAGTAGAGGGAGTACAAAAAGCAGCAACCGTTAGAAATACTTTAGATGAATTGTCTAAAAATGCCGACACAGCTGAAGTACAACAATTAGCTAAAGATTTAAACAGTATCATAAAAGACGAAGCCGATCAGGATGTACGAGTATTCTATAAACCTGAAGTAAGCGAAGGTGATATAACTACTGTACGTGGCGGTGATGATGATAGAGGTTCTATAACAGGTGTCTATAAACCATCGGAGGATAGGATTGAGTTATACGGTGGAGCAGACGAACAGACAGTAGTACACGAAATACTTCACGGTGTTACCGCTAAAAAGATAAATGCTTGGGTAGAACAAGGAGGTGAAGAGCGGTCAACAGTGTTATCTAATATAGATAATGTTATTAACAATAAAGCTGCTCCTAAACCTATTAGAGAACTTGCTAAGTCTTTTAAAATAGCGTCAGAAAAAGTTAAAGAACTGTATGCTTTTGAAGGTAGAGATGTTTTTGATCCACCTGTTGGACAGGGTAAATATGAATTTAAAGATTTAGATGAGTTTCTTGTAGGTGTTTTTACCGATATAGAATTACAACGGATACTTAGGAGAATACCAGCGGAAGATAATCGTAACATATTTCAAAAGATTGTAGATGCTGTGTATCAATTATTCGGTGTTAAAGGAGAGAGTACATTACTGAATAAAGTTCTTAGAGACTCTGCTCAGATCATATCTGCAAGTAGAGGATCGTACATGGGGAAGGCTAAACTTGTAGCTGAAGGTCGTTATTATCAAACAAGACCTAATCTTTGGAGTGTACCTGAGCAAGAAATAACTTCCGCTGCTACTTCTATAAATGTAGCTAAACTACCAGCTGCTTACAACAAACTAAAGAAAGCTGGAATATTCACTAAAGGAATGAAAATGGTGGATATAGGAGGGGGTAAGTTTGATAACGCAGTTGATATGCTGAAGAAAGAAGGAGTAGATTTAAAAG